TTTCCGTTCAATCAAAATCAGTATCTGAAACAACAACCTGTTAAATTGGGGATGTTTCCTTTACAGCCTTATAATCAGAACCTCTACACAGCCACGGTAGGCGGTACAACCTTGCACGTTGTCAAGTTCATCGGTAATATGGGCCACTTCATGATTCGATAGTGAGGATAGAAATGAAAAAGCTTCTTTTGGCAGCTTTAATTGTGTGTGTTGGCGCAATTGCTCTTTTCAAGGAAGCTTATACAGCTCCTTCTGGAGCTAATGTTGGTGCGGTGAATAAAAGGACTGCAGGACTAGCGTCGAATTTAGTTCTAAGGTCCTCCTGCAATCAAAATTGTCTTTTGACTAGTTTTGAAGTATCCGCGGATGTTACATTGTCTGGAGCTATTTGGACTATTTTGATTTACGATGCAGCAGTGGCTCCTGTTGATGGGGCAGTTACCCCTGCAAAATGCTACATACTGCCACTTGGCACCACTTCTTTTTCAGCTGCATTTAATACTCCTCCAATTTTTCTTAACGGGGTTGTGATCGCTGTTTCAACTGGTCAAACTTGTTTTACTCAAGCTTTATCCGTTCATGCTTTTATTAGTGGAGATGTGCAATGAGGTTTATTTTTATTGCAGTATTTTTAATATTGTGTAGCCCATCTTGGGCACAACATAGTCAATCTAATGGATATTCTTTTACTACCACTAATATATCAAAGCATACCGGGGCTTCTATTCCAGCATGTAATGCTGGTCAGAATGGAGTTGTTCGTCAAGTAACGGATGCTTTGGCTCCAACACTTGGAGTATTGGTTGCTGGTGGTGGGGCTGTAACTGTATTCGTAGTTTGTAATGGAACAAACTGGATAGTTAGTTGATATGACGCTTTGGACACCAGCTAATCTTACTAGTGTGACACTTGAAGGCTATTATCGGGTTCATGATCCAGCAAATGTGCTTGCTGATGGAAGTGATATAAGTACTACCAGTTCAGTCAATACGTGGGCGGACCAGTCGGGAAACGCACGGACACTTACCAAAGATGGTTCACCGACATATGATGCTAACGGGTTGTCGACGGGCCATCCGGCCTTAATTTTATCGTTTACTGGCTTTCGAACGGCAGCCGGAGCAGGCTACCCTGCCAACGCTGTCATTGGTTCGATGGTTATCGGTACTATCGATAGTAGTACCGGGAGATTGATTTCTCTAAGTGCCAGTGGGCAGAATGATTTTGGTTTTTTCGGTCATATCCTTTATCAAAATGCTGGGAATATTAATTATTTTTACAATGGCGCTATTGCTTCTCAAACTCACACACCGAGCAGCACTGTTGCCATCTTTGAAGGTGTTCCGCTTTCTACAACAACGGCAGATGTTGGCGTTAATACAGTACTGAGCGGAACTCCGGGCACTATAGCAGGTATCACGCACGATCGAATGGGATTGCATTCGATCTCCGATACAGGAGGCAGCGATTGTTCCGGTTCATGTGCTGAGTACATTCTATGGGCCGGTGTTATCTCTACTGCCGAACTTCAAAAGCTTGAAGGTTACATCGCGTGGAATAATGGGCAACAGGCGCTGCTACCGGGCGGCCATCCTTATGCAAATGCAGCGCCAACAATTGATGCCCCTACCATCCTGATGCCTCAAGCTTTGTTATGATCTTGACGAGGTCTTTTACTTCTTATAGAAGTAATATTGGTGAAACCAATCACCTACTTCCTCCGTGCGTGTCCTTGGAAACCAATTCTTGGACGATAGTATTTAGAATTCCAACTCACACATGAGGAGCCTTAAATGGCAGCCGCACTTTATAACACTTCTAATTTGGAAGGTGTCGACATCAATTCAGTGTTTATCCTGAATCCTGTCGGTACCCCGGAAATTCCACGTCCTCCATTTAGCCCCGGCCAGTTGGCTTGGGGTACAGATGGTTCAGAATGGGTTTATTGTACTGCTTCTGTAAGTATTCCGGCTGGTTCAGTTGTTCTTATAAGTGCTGTTCCCGGTTCTTGGTCTGTTGCTTTGCTTGGTGGTGCAACTGTTCCAGCTGCTTCTGTTCCCTTTGGTCAGTTTATTGGTGTAGTTGGTGGTTCACAAGGAAGTATGCTTGTTCCTGCCCCAGCTGCTCCGCAAACTGGTACTTTCTTTTGGACTCAAGTATTTGGCAATTGCCCAAACATAAGGTCTGCTGCTGCTATTCCTATAAATACTGCACTTTTTGATAGTGCATTAACTGCTGGAATTGTACAGCAAACGCCCGGTACCACTGTTGGTTTTGCTCTCACTGGCATTGTTCTCACTCAGGCAGCTGGTTCTGTGGCTGGGCCGAATACAGGTATCTTGAATAACCCAACTGTTGGTGCTGCGAGCTAATTTGATATATCATTAAAGTTGAGAACAGGGGCCTTGTTGCCCCTGTTCTTTTATCAACGTGTGGAGCACAACATGCAGCGTAAAACGTATGAGGAAGTTCAAGAACTTTTTGTGGTGGCATATCATAATCAAAAATGGTCTGAAGCAATTATCTGGTCATCGGAACTTCTTGAGAGATTTGAAAGTAATCTTTCAATTGATGGGCATCTTTCACGCATTTGGGATAACCGAGGCATTTGTATTCAGCAAATGGGGCATAATCTGGATGCTATACTGAATTTTGATAAAGCTTTAGAAACTGAAACTCATAAAGACATGCGGGCACGAATTTATTGTAACCGAGGTGCTGCCTATTTCAATATGGGGAATATAGTCAAAGCAGAGAAAAGTCTTTTTCAAGCCATTGAAATTGAAGAAGTACCTCAAGCACTTTTGAGTTTAGGGAATGCTTATAAGTATGAAGGAAATATTGAAAAAGCTCTTTGTTACTACCGTAGAAGTATAACTGTCGACCCTGAGTATGTTGAAGGGCACTTTGTTTATGGTATGTCTCTGCTTAGAGCTGGTCATTTTAAAGAGGGTTGGAAGGAATATGAGTGGCGTTGGAAAAGCAATCAACTGCCCCCGCGTAAAACAAAATGCCCTCAATGGAATGGTGAAGACTTAAACAATAAATTTATCCTTGTGTATGGCGAACAAGGTTTAGGGGATATTATTCAATTTTCACGCTATGCTCGTGTACTTGCAAACCGTTATCTACGAGCAAAGATCATTGTTGAAGGTAGACCTCAGCTTAAACGTCTTCTTGAAACTATTCCTGATATCTATGCAGTTATTAATGTTGGTGAGAAGCTTCCAGAGCTTGACTATGCTGTGTCTATGATGAATTTGGCAGGGGTGTTGACCCCAAATATTGAAGCTATTCCAGTCAATGATAAAGAATTTAATCTAAGCTACCGTGATGTTGATGCGTGGGCTAATAGATTCAAAGAATTGCCTAAGGGTTTTAAAATTGGTGTTTGCTGGGCTGGTTTGAGTCGACGAAATCAACCTGCTGCTGCTGCGGTTGATGCTATCCGTTCAACTGAATTGAAAGCTTTGGCTCCATTAGCGAAGATATCCGGTATCATCTGGATATCACTTCAACATGGTACCCCTTCTGAAGAAGTAAAAACTCCACCTGCTGGCATGTCTATTGCGGACTGGACCGAAGACATGTACGATTTCTATGAGACGTGCTGTGCCATAGAAAACTGCGATCTGGTGATTTCAGTTGATACAGCGGTAGTCCATGCTGCTGCGTCGTTAGGCAAGCCTACGTGGCTGCTAAGCCGTTGGGACGGCTGTTGGCGCTGGTTCGGTACTCGTGAGGATAGTCCGTGGTATCCAAGCCTGCGGCAATTTACACAACCGGCCCCCGGTGACTGGGATGGTATGCTGCAAAAAGTAGCTAAAGAATTGGACAAATTCGTTAAAAGCAAAAATACGTCAGAATTAGACTTGACTCTGGCCAAATAATATAATCTGAGCTATCTTCGTATTTTAACAGGAGTTTGAGATGGACGAACTTTCAAGTCATACTAGTATCCGCCGCATGGGTGAATGGGGTGGGGTGGTCAACTATGGAGGTGGTGATGCCTCGATGGTTGTCATGTTTTATATGAAGGCTGTACCTAATCCGAACAAGTCAGCTGAAGTCGGTAGGCCTTATTTTGATGATAAAATCTATGTTCGTATCCATCCACCCGGTGAACGCCTCAACATTGTAGACAGAGAAGCAACTGATTTGGAAAAGCGTCGCTATCCAATGCAGTGGCAACAATTTCAAGCAAATGCCCCTCAAGTGTCAGATGGCACCCCAGTAGACATGCTGTTCGCGGCCTCACCGGCTACAGCTGGTGCTCTTAAAGCTTCTGGCGTCCATACAGTGGAACAACTAGCCAAACTCTCAGCACATGCCATTGAGACCATTGGGATGGGTTGCCAGCAATGGGTTAACGAAGCTGTTCGTTATCTCGAGGTAGCGAATAAGGGGGTCAAGGCTAGTCAGCTTAAGCAGGCTCTTGAGGAAAAAGATCGTGAAATTTACAGTCTTAAGAGCAAACTTGAATTGGTTCAATCCGAGCTTAAGGCTATCCGATCCAATCAGGAAAATGCTGTTACCATGGCTGATGTCCAGCAATTGCTGGCTAATCAGGGTGGTGGAATGAAGCGTGGTGTATTTGTCCCCAATGCTAATTTCGACGCTCAAACTGCTCAGATAAATGCAAGTCGTGTTATGCCAAAAGCTGAGCCAAAGCGTTCTCGAACACGTCTCAAATAAGGAGTTATTTATATGCCTCTTGGAACCGAAGACGACCTCATGGGTCTTGGGCTGCCCGCGCAATTGTCGGATTTGATGGGTTCTCAACCTATTACGCAATCGGGCACTGGAACTACTAATCAAAGCACTGCTACTTTACTTAGAACACAAACTGTTGAACTAAAGACTACTGCTTCTAATACAGCATTTATTCTACCTGCATCTGTAGGTGTTAATAGAGAAGTTTTAGTGGTACAGACTGATACTACTGGTGGTGCTGCAGTTGTGTTTCCTCCAGTTGGTGGACAAATTAATGCATTAGCAGTTAATGCAAGTTATCCGATTGCTGCTATTAATAAGCCAGCTATTTTTTGGCAATATAAGAAGGGTTTTTGGACAGTGCTTCAATCAGGATAAGGAATTTAATTATGACAACGATTAATATTCCTGGTAAAATTACGGCAATTGAAGTTGATGAAGTTCCTTTTTATTCGTCAATTTTAATTACGTTGACACCTGTCAATGGAGGTATCCAATATAATTGGAATACTCCCTTGATAATTAATCCGACTGGTTCACCTGTAACTACTATTTTATATGATGACAGTGCTTTTCATGATCTTGGTGGTCTTGGCCCAAATTATGCTCAACTGGCACCTTCTTTTAACGTTAATGATATAGTTGAGCTTTATAAAAATCCAGCGATAGTGATATCGGGTAGTGGATTATCCCTTACTAATGAAAATGGTAATGGTATGCCAAACTTTAGGTCTCGTAAGATACAAGTAGGTACAAACAATTATTGGATTCCTATCTAAGTCATGGCCTTGACATTACTCCAAATGGTCCAGAAGGCCCAAGCGGAGCTTGGGCTGCCGGTAGCAGCGAGTGTTGTAGGAAACACTGATGCTACCACAGTACAGATGTTTGCGTTGGCGAACCGTGTTCTGGACGAAATGAGGTCTATGAATGCTACTACGGGTTGGACCTGCCTACAGTTTGAGTATGATCTGGCAATACCAGTTCCGCTTCAGACTACTGGTAATTTCTTGACTGCTTATACCAACATTATTAGCAATATTCCAAGTACGGCTGGAATAATAGCTAATGCTACTGCAATATCTGGAACTAATATTCCTCAAGGTGCCCGTATTTTGACAGTGCCAGATGCAACCACTGCGACCATGAACATGGAAGCTGTTAACTCTGCAGCTGTTACAGGAGCTAATCTTGTTTTTGCTCAGGATACGTTTCCTGAACCGCCCGGTTTTGATGCTTTTCAAAACAGGACTATGTGGGATAGAACCAATCATTGGGAACTTATTGGCCCTACTTCGCCTCAAATGGATCAATGGCACAATTCAGGTATTGTCACTACTGGGCCACGTAGACACTTTCGACAAGTTGGACCTTTTACAAATAATTGGCGTATTTGGCCTCCACCTTTTGAGATCAAAGCACCACTACAACTTGTCTTTGAATACAAGTCTGTCAATGCTGTAGCAGTGTTGGGTTCTGGTACAAATTTTACTCAATATTTTGCCAATGATCTTGATACCACCCTTCTTAATGATCAGGCTATGGTGACTGGTATTAAGTGGATGTTTTGGGAAATTAAGGGGATGGGAAGTTACGTTTCCTTGCAAAACAGATGGGCTGATTATGTTAATCAATTAATTGGGCAAGATGGTGGTGCAGGCACTTTGCAATTAGCCAAGAGCCGGTCACCAGTGTTTATTTCGCCATCTTCCGTACAAGACGGATTTTTTCCCGGTCCTTCTGGTAGTTCTTAATTGCGTGGCGTTTAATAGGAGCGTCACATGCCTTCCTTTGAAGATATTATTGCGGCGTTAAAGGGAGGTAAGCCACAGCCCGATGCTATGCCATTCGGCGTGGGTGGCCCTGCTGAGCCTATGGCGGAGCCAACCAACATCATCAATCCTATAATTGGGCATGTTGCACAAAAAACTTTGGATGTACCAAAGAATTTAATTGATCAAGCAGCACAGTTTGATCCAAATGACATTCATGGAAGTACTCAAAGGGTAATACCTGCGGCAGCAGACACAGTTATGGCTCTGATGGGAAGGGGTATTGCTGCACCCACAAAAGGTCTTGGTGCTTTTGGCGGTATAAATGCCAAAACAGCTAATCTTCGTAATCTTGATATGGCTATGACACAAGCTGCACAGGGGGCGGACCCTGCCCGTACACGTTTGTTGACTGGATGGGAACAACATCCAATTGATCAGAAATGGCGTTTTGAAATTCCAGACAATAAATTGGCCATGAAATTCATGCCCAAAAATGTAGGAGATACAGCAGTTGGATCTATGGATTCTTTGGTTAAGCATCCTGAATTAATGAAAGCTTATCCTGATTTGCGGGGTCTCCGTCTTGATCTAACTAAAGATGCCAGTCAAATGGGTGGAGGGTATCTACCTGCATCAGGGTCATTGTCTCCTCGGTTTGAAACTCATGCTGTAACTCCTGCAGGAGCTAGAGATGTTCTATCTCATGAACTACAGCATGGAATTCAAGATATAGAAGGTTTTACAGCAGGAGCAGCCCCTGAGATGTTTGCACCTGAGTTTGAGAAAATGATGAGGAAAAATAATCTTCCTTATAATTATGAAAAGCTTGATGAATTAGCGAATAAGACGTACCACAATACGGCTGGTGAAGTAGAAGCTAGAAATGTATCAAAACGAATGGATCTTTCACCGCTTCAGCGTTTGGTTACGCCTCCTGCAATGACACAGGATGTTCCATATCATGAGCAATATGATACACAAAAGATGATAGAATTACTTAAAAGTAGATTTAAATGAGGAAGACTACCACAGTAGAAAAAGTTGCTACGGCTGCACCTGATGTGCAGTCTAAAGTTATTCCTGTGCCTACTGATGGTTGGGATGCTATTTCACCTTTGGCATCTATGGATCCAAAACGTGCACCTATTCTCAATAATTGGATACCACGACCCGGTTGGGTAGAATTAAGACAGGGTTACTTTCCATGGGTGCTTTTAGATGCTCTAACAACACCAGTAGAAACATTGATGGTACGTCGTGCTCAAGGTGGTGAGCAGATGTTTGCTGCTGCTGGTAGCAGTATTTATGATGTTTCTGTTAACGGTGTAAATACGGTTGTTGTGTCGGGTTTGAATTCAGCCAGATGGCAATATGTCAATTTTACTCCAGTCCTCGGCACCACTGTAATTCAACTTGTTAATGGGGTTGATACCTTACGTCAGTACAATGGAACAACGTGGTCAGTTCCGGCAATCACAGGATTGCCTAGTGGTTTAACTACAGCCGCTATAACGAATATTCATGCACAAAAGCGCAGGCTTTGGTACGTTCTTGGCAACGGTTCTGGTGGTGGTTCTACTGTCTGCGCTTTTATGCCTACGGATGCTATTACAGGGGCTATTGCAGGTACCCTAGACCTTGGTGCTAATTGGACTAAAGGTGGGTACCTTCTTGATATTACTGACTGGACAGTTGATGGTGGAAATGGTCCACAGGATTATATGGTGTTCATTTCAAGCCGTGGGCAAATCAGTATTTTTAGTGGAACAGATCCTACTAATGCAGCCACTTTTACATTGACTGGTACATTCGATATATCTCCACATATCAGTCTACGTTGTGCTACTAAGATTGGTTCTGATGTAGGTCTTATCACGCAACAAGGTGTTATCCCACTTTCACAAGCATTGCCTTTTGATCCAAGTGCAGATCGTAGTATTTCAATAACTGCTCGTATCCAGAATGCTATGGCACAGGCAGCGCAAGTCGGTCAAAATATGTTTGGCTGGCAGTTGATAAGCTATGCCCCGCAACAATTGGCTATTTTGAATGTTCCTCAAACTGAGAATGATGTACAAGTCCAATTCGTCATGAATGCTTTGACGGGTGCATGGTGTCAATTTACAGGGTGGAATGCTAATTGTTTTGAGATATTTCGTGATGTTTTGTATTTTGGTGGAAATAATGGGGATATTAATAAATGTTTTGTTGGAAGCACTGATTTTACGACGCCCATTCTTGCTGATATGCAATGTGCTTATAATTATTTTGATGCACCGGGTCGGTTAAAAAGAATGACAATGGCTCAGCCGTTTATTTCGGCTGGCCAAACCATCACACCTTTTATCTCCGTCGATGCTGATTTCCATGTCCAGACACAAAATGCCCCACTTCAGATTTTCAATGGTGGTGCGTTGTGGGATGTAGCTGTGTGGGATGTGGATAAATGGTTTGGTACGGTCATTCAAACTACTTCTTGGATAAGCACAGAAGCCATGGGGCATGCTTTGGCTATGCATCTTACTATTAATATTGCGACGATATCAGGTGGAAGTGGTACTCTTGCGCAATTTGATTTTTCATTTTTTGATCAGGCTTTGTTTGATGCAAGCTTGGATACAACTTCTATTTCCCTTCAAGTTAATGCTTTTAATGCCATTATCGAGCTCGGCGGCTTCGTGTAAAAAGGAATATGAGTGATGAAGGGTTTGCTTCTTGATTGTGATGCACAAGTCGCTGCGTGGGCATTTCAGGCCTATCATCGCAACCCCATGCATGTGGATAGGGCTGTGGGGATAGTAGATAATGGTTTGTTAGTCGGAGCTGTTTTGTTTACTAATTATAATACGCTAAATGCGGAATTATCTTATTATGGCAAAGGTACAGCTACTGTGGGGATCATCCGCGCTCTGGCTAGGATTGCCCTTTATGAGTTGCACTTGTCGAGATTGACAGTTATTGTGCCGAAGCGTCCTTCTTATCTTTTGAAAAAGCTTTCAAAGTTTGGTTTTAAGTACGAGGGTGTTCAGCGTAGACAGTATGGATATATAGATTCTCCGCGTAATACTGGATGCCGATTTGTTGTATTCAGGGAGGATCTTGAAAAATTAGCAGCTGAACATTTGAAGAAAGTTGCATAGATGTCATCTACACCCGACGCACCAGCTGTAGCTGATCCAAATGTAACTGCTGCTAATCAGCAGGCATTGAATACGAAAGCTGGGCAACAATCTCAACAAGGTTCCATGACGAATCAGGTCACCCCTACGGGGAGCTTGACTTATACGCAGACTGGAACTTCATCTGACGGTACACCGTTGTATACAGCGACTACTGCACTTACTCCTGCTCAACAGCAATTGCTAACGACTTTACAGGGAACACAACAGACTGCTGGTACGCAAGCTGGTCAAATTTTGAGTGGGGCTAATTATGGTTCTGTTGATCCGGGGACAGCTATAGGTAACGCGACCAGTGGGTTGGTTGGCGGTGCCATGCAGAAAGAAATTGAATATCTTAATCCTTATTTCAAACAACAGACCGATCAGCTTGATACACAGTTAAGGAATCAGGGTTTTGCTCCCGGTCAACCAGCATACGATAATGCCATGCGTGCGGTGCAAAATAATCAGGGGAATACTGTCACGGGTTTTGAGGCTCAGATAGAACCTCAAATGTATCAACAGGCATACCAAACTTACGGTCTTCCTGCCTCATTGGCAGGCACTCTTGCAGGTCTTGGGGCACCAACTAATCCGACATTCCAAAGTACTCCACAATTGGCTATTCAACCGGCGAATCTTATTGGTGCTACAGCTAATGCTCAAACAGCAGCGGAAGCGTCGTACCAAGATCAACTAAAACAAAGCCAAGCTATGATGTCTGGCCTTTTTGGTGTTCCAACAGCGCTTTTAGGTGGTTGGGCACAATCGGGCGGTTTGAGTAGTTTGATGGGAGCAATGGCTTTGTAAAATGGAAGATACTGGAAAAAATGCACCTGAAAGTCCGGAGACTTTACATCTTCAACAAAGTCAGCTTGTACGTGGTCTTAGAAATGTTCAAATGTTTCCAGTTGGGACTATTGAATTAGAATTGCCATTTGGTTTTTGCCGTTGTGATAATTCTCGGGGTGTATTTCATTATAATCCTGAGAAGATTGATTTCTTTAAGATTGATGTGTTGAGCCATATTGGGCGGGAAAATGAATTCCTCAATCTTGGGCCTTATAGCAAGACTGATATTGAAAGACGTTGTCTTGCCGGTGAAGAATTAAAATATATTACGGAATATACTGATTTTGGCATAGAGGTAAGAAGTGCTGTGGGAGTTGCTAGTACTTTGGAAGAACAATACTGGTATTTTGAAAATACAAGAGAACCGGGAAATACCATTGTTATAGGAAATCCCCCGGATCGAGTACTTTTGCATCTAGCTAAATTGAAAGGTTAAAAAATGGATACGAATCCTTTTGCTATGAGCCCAAATGCTGCGCAGCCTCAAACACCGAGCTATCTCCAGCCTCAAGGCCCTACTACTTCTATGCCCGGAAATATCAGTAATATGGTCAAAGCTATCATGGCTGGAAATGCTCAACATCAGATGCAGCAACAGAGACAAGGTGCTGCAATGGGTGCACCAAATCCAATGACGACTACTGGTGGCCCGTCTGTCGGTGCACCAATGTCTTTGGCTCCTCCGGCTGGGGGTATGGGTCCTCCACCTCCTCCAGTTGGAGGTGTACCTTCTCCTCCAGTTGATCCGTCAACAATGACAGGTGGCGTTGGTGGGCCATTGCCTTCAGCGGGAGGTGCTGGGCCAATGATGGATGGAGCTGGGCCAATGGGGCCAATGCCCGGCATGCCAAATGGCGTAGACCCAACTATGGCAGCGTTGTTCTCACCAATTCCGGGTCAGGGGAACCAATACGGTGGCTAATGAATCCAATTTACTTTCTACGCCTGAAGGGTATGCGACACCGGGGCAACTTCAGGCAACGCGAGAGTATGCCAAAGCGCTTCTTCATGGCAACTTACAGCAACCTGTCCAGCATTGGTCACAGGGCATTAGTAACATGGTTAGTGCTCTTGTGGGTGGTAATTTGGATTTCAATGCTAATAAGAAGCAAAATGGATCTGATGCTGTAAGGGAGGGCCGGATGCTTCCTTCTAT